GAGCCTTTCACGGCTTGATAAAAGCTATCACGTAGCAGACCGGCTACTAATCGACCATCTAGAGGGGGTAAATCCGAGTCATTAGACACCCCCCCTGTTCTAGTGAGAACCCCCGGACGTCCGTCTTCTTTATAGTTACCACTAAAAATGAACTGCCCGTTTTTACGTTCAACACTGTTAAACGTAAAACCTTCCGGAACAATTGCAGAGGAATTCAATCCCTGCAAAACAAGGGTCTCTACTTGAGAGTCGCGCTGTTCAGGAGGGGCCGTTAAAGCCGCTGACAGCGCGTCTACATCCACTTGCCCAGTCTGTATATCAAAAAAATTCTTACTAAAAACTCCAGAGATATACTCATCTTTGTTTGCGCCCACCTTGGTATCATCATATTGCTGGCGCTCTAAATCCTGCTTATCACGAAGTACCTGTGCTTGAGTGCGCGCGGCTTCCGCAGATATGCGCGATGACCCCGCTTGATAGGAAGCAATAAAATCCTGGCGCAATGCAGCTTCGTTTTGAGTATCCCACTGAGCAACACGGTCCTCGTGCTCCTTTACACGCTGATCTAGCTGTTTACGGTTGAAGTCTAGCGCCTCTTGGCGATACCGGTCTGCATCGCGCTGCTGTGACAACGCCATACCTAAACGGAGACTAGACTCTAACCCGCTCGCAAAACCGCCCATATTAGTCTCCTAAAAGAATGTAGCGCCCAGGATAGCTATCGCCCCAAGCGAACCAATCGTCTGATAGGTCTGTGCTTTAGAGGCAGCTTTAGCCTGCGTGTATGAGTTCTGCAAATTACGAAAGTTTGCAGCGGAAGACCCTAGCTGCTGCTGCGAACTACGGTTCACACCTTGGCCAATGTTGATCAAGTCCGCCATCAACCGAGTATTCGCCTCACGTTGCGCGATGCGTGCGTCATTGACCGACTGAATCGATCCAAGAGTGTTGGCCCGTTGCAACCCGAGCTGCTGCTGTTGTAGCTGCGCAGGAGTGAGATTCACTCCATAACGGGAAACGTTACGGCTCGCTACACCCTGAGTCAAAGCAGCCGCCATAGGCGCATCGGCACGAGCTTGATCAACTAAACTCGTATCAGTCTGAGCCTGTTGGATCAGCTGATTTTCAAAATCACGGAAGTTCTGGACATAGTCGAGATACTCGCCGCGAGTAATCGCTGCGTATGCCGCTTCCGGGTCACTTACCGCAGGGAGATTTGTCCCAGCAGGACCGTAGCTAGTCGTCGAAAGTCGAGGCTCTACGTCACCGATAGCCATGTTCTATCCTCAAATATTGATGCGCCCGTAGGGGTCAAACATCACTGGCGGCTGAGATAAAGCGGGTGGAGCCGACGTCGAAGGGGGCGACGTAGCAGTGGTCCCTTGCTTAGCTTTTCTACGCTCCTCAAGGCCACGATATAATGCTGCGCCCGCTATCTGGCCAGCAGCACCGAACTTAGCTTCGGCTACCTGCTGCTTAGCTTTTGCACGAGCTAGCGCCTCAGACGTTCCAAGACGAGCTGCCTCCGCCATGCCGGTCTGGGAATCGGCCGCCTGTCCGCGAGCCGTACCAAGAACGTTAGTGCGCATTTTGTTGGTTATGTCCTGCGCACGAATGTTCGCCACGTTGGTCTGCCCCTGCAGCGCTTGGGCCAAATCTCCGCCACCATCGCCACCTGCAGCAGCCTGGTAGCTAGGGCCGGACAGGGCCTGCATGACGTCAGCGTTAGCCCGGCCACGAAGACCGCTGGCTACGTCTTCAGTCATGGACTTGTCGCGCATCTGACGGAGCAGCGGGTCATATTGCTGCTTAAAGTATTCGTACTCCGCCATGGCAACAGACGCGCTGGCCTTGTCAGACGCAGAGGGCTGGTAATCTGATTTTTTAGGACCTGAACCCATTTACAGACGCCTCGAATAGACTATCGTTTCTACATCCCACCCAGCGCCAGTCAAATGCTCCTGCAACGCTGGTACACCCGACCTCGTTTCAATCTTAGCGAACCCTGCTTCGCTGGCCGCCCTGATAAAGAAATCTTGGTGCTGCTGTACTAAGTTTGTACCTCGTTTTTTGGCCCATGCAAGCCATAAAAGACAAGTTCGCTCCTGTGTAAACGGGTCCGTTTCTCCCGTCATCACTACAAAACCCTCATCGGTTATCCAGAGGATGGCCTCTCTACTAATGCAGGCCTTGTATACGTCCTCCGGTACAAATGTCAGATGCGGGTCTTGCTTTAGTATCTCCTCAACACCTCGTCTTACCCAGGGCCACTCCTCACGGATGTCGCCCATTACGGGTCTAGCCGGACTCCCGTCCGTACCGGTTACGTCGCTTAGCGACTCCGGAGTAGATTCCGCCATATTTCACCGTCCTAGATACGTTCGTGTCTGCATGGCGCCCGCGACGTTCTGCCTCAACGATTCCTTCGTTGAACAGAGAGCCGTATACCTGCGCCCCTGCGTAGTCGGTCCACTCTTTGCTCGGCAGCCGGAGCAGCCGGTACAGCGCCCCGTAGATAATCGTCTCACGGTAGTCAGACATAAGTTCGTCGTCTGACGACAGCGACGTCTGGGAAGGCTTTAGCTGCGCCCGAAGAATGGTGCTGCTGGCAATAGTCTCACCCGGCACCGGCACGAGGTGGAACAAGGACTGCGACACCTTTACGTAGTACTCAGGCGTGCCCTCGTAGCCGGTTTCGCGCCACCGGGGCTTCCGCTGCTCAAGGAGCTGAGTCGTAATCGGCTCAATCTCCCGGCCCTTATGCGTGACCCAAAGGATCTTATGCACAACAGACCCGGCAGGCGGTTCTAGGTCGTACTCAAACACGTTGGCGACGGTGGTCACCGGGTCGAGTTCGGCCTGATAAACCGCTGCCTTCTCACACAGCTCGATAGCCGAGGCTCGGATGTTGTTCTCGATCATAGTGTCGGAACAGCCCGGGACCATCGGGATGATGTCAGGCAGCAGGGCCTCGTAGGGCGTAGCCATAGGTCTTTACCCAACCGCTCGCGGCGGAGCAACTGCGTTCGACATATTCGGCGTCGTCAGAGCATCAACCTGCCCCTTCCCAGTCACAGAGGTCGTGAAGATCTGGAAGTGCGAGGCTGCACGCTGGTTGTTGCCTGCGTACTCTGCGTCCTTCATGTACGCCATGTAGAGCACGTAGTTCATCACGGCGTTGGCATAGATATCAGGGATATCTAGGTTATCGCCCTGGCCCACCGTAGACGGGTTAGCCGAGTAGATGATTTCAAGATACGCGCTGCCCGAGACGCCGGGGTAGACGTAGAAGTTACGCGGGTTCTGCTCGTCGTAGATGTAGTGCTTGACGACGTTAGTGTGAGCCGCGTCGCCGCTGACAAGGGGGTCATGCCAGTCAGGAGTCTGGGCATCCAGAACCTCCCGCTGCACAAGGCGAACAGAACGCTTACCCGTGCCACCGGAAGCCGCCGACATGTTGCGTACGGCGCGAAGCAGGCGGTTACCATCGCTGGGGATGTCCTGCTTGGTGCCCTCGACGAGCGTAATGGTGGTGTTTTTAGCGGAAGCGTCGGGCTTGAGGAGAGCGATCTCACGCTGGGCGTCGTTGATCCAGAGCACGAGTTCGCCAACAACCGGCCACCGGACACCAGTGGTGTCTTGGAGAGTAGTTTGAACGCGGTCAATCACGCTCTGAACTGAGACTGCCATAATCTACCTCTACGAGTTGAGGAATGCCTCCCAGCTCTTCTCTCGCTCCTCCGTACGCACAGTGCGCCCGGCGACTCGATTTACTGCAGCTGCTTTAGGCGTTCCATCCGATTTAAAATCTTCCGGGTCACCCTTGTCGACCAGCTTCTCCATAACCTCAAGCAGGTCTTCGGAGGTGTCTACCTCACTTTCAATTGTAAGCTCAATCTCTTGAGCCGGCTCGGGGGCTGGTTTGGCCTCCGCAACCTGTCTAGCACCCATCGTCATAGCGATGCTGCCGATGCTATTCGAAACTTCGCGGGGTTCGCCTGCCTTAAAGAGCACCACTGCTCCACTAAGAGTCGATACCCGCAGATCTTTATCGCAAACGACCTTCATCTTTACTCCTTAAAGATGTTACCCCCTCCGAAGAGGGGGTAACGGTCACTCATACTACTGAGCGGTGTCGAGGCAGATGACTCCGAAGTCTTGCACGGAGCCGCTGACATCGCTGTTGAACTTCGGCTTACGAAGACCAAAGATCTTGCCGATGGAGATACCGGCTTGGTTTTCGTAGTCGAAGGTGTCTTCAACGATCTCGGGCAGGCCGATGTCAGCCATACCGAGTGCCTGAGCGCCGCAGAAGAGTGCGCGGGCACCTTCCACATCTGCGTTTGCACCCCACTTGTAACCGGGGTCGCCTGCTTCAGCGGA